CGCGACGCCGGTCGCTGAGCGGTTCGCGCCCATGTCCACGCCGATGATGATCGGCTCACCGTGGGGGTCGATGATCGGCTCGCCCGCACATCGTTGCCAGCGCAACGACTCGAACAGCGCGCCCTCGCGAGCGACCCATTGTCCGAGGTGGTAGCGCCGGAACGGACCGTCGGGTAGGGCCTGGCGCTGGCGCTCCAGCGCGTCGAGCGAGATCCACGACGCCGGATTCGCGCCGAGCATCGCGGCCGGTCGGGCGTCGATGTCAACGTCGGTCGGAACGGCCCATTCGAGGAGCGCGAGGTCATCCGAGGACGCCTCTGTGCGGCTCCCGACGCGCTTGACGGCGGGGAGCGCCAAGCAGCGCGACCGCAGCACTCCCAGCGGGCTCTCCTGGCCCTGTCCGGGGGTGCTGATCGTCACCATCCGAGCGTCCGCGCGCTTCAGCATGGCCGTCTTCAGTGCGATGTAAACGCCAGCGTCTCGGAACGCGTGCAGCTCGTCGATGACGGCCAGCGATGGCGTCAAACCGTGGAGCTTCGGCGCGTCTGAGGCGAGCACGCGCAGGTGACCCGCCCGTGTCCGTAGCTCTAGGTGACGGACGAGGATGGGGCCGTCGCGACGACTGCCACCGATGGCGAGCGCAAAGTCTCGGGCGTACTCATAGATCACGGCGGCCTGATCGCGACTGGCGGCGGCGACGTAGATCGCGGCGTCCTCGACCGACAGCAGATGGTGAACGCAGACGGCCGCGAGGAGCATCGACTTTCCCTGCCCGCGGGGGAGCAGCGCGACGCTCTCGGGATGCGAGAGCACCATCCGTGCGATGCGCCGCTGGTGATCCTCGGGGTGAAAATCGACGGCCGCGCAGAAGCGCAGGAAGCCGCGATAGGAGGGGCCGAACGGCGAAGTTGTGTCACTAGGATTCGGTGGGAGCATCCTCTGCATGATCCCGGGGAATCCCAACGCGCCAACTCGACGGCGCTGGTTCCGCCGCCGGACCGAGGACCGCGCGATGACGGCGGAAACGTACCCGTGGCTCGTCTGGCCGTCGTCGTCGGGCATCGCGCTGAGCCCGCAAGCGAGCCTCAAACTGGCGGCCGTGCAGGCGTGCGTGCGTCTGCTCGCCGAGTCCGCGTCCACGCTTCCGCTCCGCGTCTATCGCGGCGAGGGTCCAGACCGCGTGCCGTCCCCCGGCCCGCTCGCGCAGCTCCTGCAGCGGCCGTCGCCGGGGATGACGCTGCCGAGCCTGATCGGGATGGCCGTCACGTGGATGGTGCTCGCGGGCAACAGCTACCTGGCGAAGTTCCGCGACCCGAGCGGGATCGTGCAGCTCGGCGTGATCCCCGCCGATCGCGTGGCCGTCGAGCTGATCGGCGGCGAACCGTTCTACACGATTCACCTCGACACGGGACCGTCGGTGCATGGCACCTTCGACATCGTGCACCTGCGGATGCCGGTCAGCCTCGACGGCATCCTCGGCGCGTCTCCGATTCACCTGGCGCGGGAGTCGCTGGGGCTCTCGGCGGTCGTGGCGGAGACGGCGGGCGCGCTGTTCAACAACCAAGCGGTGCCGCGCGGCGTGCTGGCCGTCAACACGGCCGGGGCCGACAACGAAGACCTGATGCAGAACCTGTCCGACGGCTTCACGGCACGACACGGCGGAGCGAAATCCGCTGGCCGGGTCGCAGTGATCGACGCGTCGGCGATCACCTACGCGGCCGTGTCGCTGAGTCCGGCCGACGCGGAACTGCTCGCGACGATGCGCCACACGGACGCCCAGGTCGCTCGCATCTTCCGAGTCCCGCCGCACCTGATCGGGGCGGAATCCCCCAGCTCGATGACGTACAGCAACTTGACCCAGGAGCTGACCTCCTATCACCGCTTCACGTTGGGTCCGATCCTCACTGCGATCGAGCAGGCGATCAGCAGCGACCCGGACTTGTGCCTGCCCGACGAGCACGTGGAGTTTGACCTCTCACGGTTCGAGCGCGACGACGCGATCACGCGCTTTCAGACCTACGCCATCGCCCGCCAGTGGGGGCTGATGTCGGCCGACGAGTGCCGGGCCGTTGAGGGCCTGCCACCGCTCGTCGAGCCCCTACCAATCCTCGCAGCACGACCACAGGGAGAACCAGACCATGCGCTCGCTTGAGCCGGTCCTAGAGGACCGCAACACGCCAAACATCGAGGAGCGCACTGCGGTCGTCGACCTGGAGAACGCCCGCATCGAGGGCAACACGCTGCACGGCTTCGCGGCGGTCTACAACACGCCCAGCGAGCCGATCGAGGACCGCGGCCGCACGTGGGTCGAGACGATCGCGCCGGGCGCGTTCGACGACGTGCTCGCGTCCTCGCCCGATGTCTATCTGAGCGTCAACCACGACCCCTCCAGCGCGCTCGCGCGCACGCCGGACACGTTGCGCCTGCACAACGAGGACCGCGGCCTGCGCTTCGAAGCCGACCTCGGCGATTCACCGACGGCGCAGGACATCCGCTCGGCCGTGTCGCGCAACGTGCTGCGCGGGGCGAGCTTCCGCTTCTCGTGTGCTCCCGGCGGCGACGCCTGGAGTCGTGGCAACGACGGCACCGAGCGCCGGACACTGAACAAGGTCGCGCGCCTGGTCGACATCAGCGTCGCGACGACTCCGGCATACGCCGGGACGACGATCGAGCTGCGCTCGCAGCGGCCGCCAGCGCCCCAGCCGCGCCCCAGCCTGACCGTCGAGATGCGCAGCCAGCTCGCCGGTCCGGCCGATGAGACGCGCGCTCGCATCGCGCTCCGCCCCGAGGACCGCATGAGCACGTGGCAGGGCAGGCGTGGCCGGGGGACGTTCAGTGAGGAGAACGCCGCCGAGTTTTCGCTCGGGCGTGCCGTGCGCGGGATGGTGACCGGCGCGTGGGATGACGCCGAGCTGGAGCGCCGGGCACTGTCCGAGGGCTCGGACGCGGCGGGCGGCTTCGCGGTGCCCTCGCCGCTCGCGAGCTACACGATCGACCTCATCCGCAACGCGTCGCAGGTGATCAACGCGGGCGCGGTGACGGTGCCGATGGAATCGGAGACGCTGACGATCCCACGCCTCGCGTCGGACCCGACGCCGGAATGGCACGAAGAGAACGCCGAAGTCAAAGACAGCGACCCGAGCTTCGAGCGGGTGACGTTCACCGCGCACACCCTGCCGGTGCTCACGCGGATCTCGATGGAGCTGTTCGAGGACATCAGCAGCTCGGCAAGCGACCGGATCTCCAACGCGCTGATTCAGTCGGTCAGCCTGGAGATGGACCGCGCCGCACTGCGCGGCTCGGGCACCGACCCGGAGCCGAAGGGGCTGCGCAATCAGGAAGGCGTCGACATCCGCTCGCTCGGCACGAACGGCGCGAAACTGACGGACTGGAGCGCGATCGTGAAAGCGCTCGGGGCGGTCAAGCGTCGGAACATCACGCCGTCGGGCGTGATCTGGTCAAGCCGCACGGCGGAAACCTATGCGCTCATGACCGACACGCTGCATCAGCCGCTGATGCCCCCGCAGTACGTGCGCGAGGTGCCGTTCTACGAGACGAACCAGATCCCCGACGACCTCACCCAGGGCACCGCGAAAGAAGAAGCCAGCGAGGTCTACGTGGGCCGCTGGAGCGACCTGCTGATCGGCGTGCGCCCGACGCTCGGCGTGCGGCTGCGCCAGCTCAATGAGCGCTTTGCCGACAACCTGCAGGTGGGCCTGTTGGCGTGGATCCGGTGTGACGTGCAGATCGCGCACCCGGCCAGCTTCAGCGTGATCACGGGCGTCCTCGAATAGGCGCATGGCTCGCCCGTCGGTCAGCCGCTCGCAGCCGCGTCGGTCGCGTGTCGCATCGCAGCCGAGCGCCCAGCGACCCCGCCAGACGCACCGGGTCGCCCTCACGGGCGCGGTCGCTGCTGGTGCGGCTGCACATCGTCCTCACGTGCATCGCGTTCACGTGGGGCGACCGCGCGCGGTGCTCGGGCGCGGTGGTGGGAGCGTGCTCCGGATCGCTGTGGCTGGCTCCGGGCGCGCTCCCCAATCTTCGATCGTGCGTCGCCCCGGGACGGGCCGCGCCGCGCGAGGGCCTACCCGTGGTCCGGCCCGGCTTCCTCCTGGTCGGGCCGCGGGTCCCTCCGCGTCGCAGATGATCGCCTCGGCGAACGCCCGAGAACGGGCCGCAAACCCCAGGCCGACGATGCGCCGGGCGCAAGTGAGCAAGTCCGCCCCAGCGCGCTCTCAGAGCCACCACGCGGGCCTCTCCCGGGCGAACAAGGTCAAGAGCAAGGCGCAGCAGCGGCTGCTGTATGCGAGGGGCTACGTGTACGCCCACGCGGCCGCCAAGTCGGGCGCTCAATACCGGGCGCTTCCGGCGCGGGTGAAACCACGGACGGCGTGATGGCGGGACCATCGGGACCGACCGGGCCGTGGTCACCCCTACGAGCAGACTCCGGGCAGCTCTATCAGCGGGCGATCACGCTCGGCGAGAGCTCCGTGCCGTTCTGGTCCGACGAGGCGCAGCACCTGACCGACCTCGCGATCAGTCAGGTCGAGACCGTCCTCGGCTGGCGCGTCGACGACGAGGCGTTCGC